ATTACCATCAATCTTAAATGTTGATTGGTTATTAGTATATTTTTTACCCATATTACCAGAACGAAGTCTTGGTAATGATCCAATCTTCACATAATCTATAATAGATTGTATAGTTTTTGATTCTTGTGCATCACGAGCAAAGAATTTGAATGCAAAGTTATGTGTTCTAAAACTCATACCTTGAAATATTTGCTCACTATATGGGTTGAATATTCTACCTTGTTGTAGATTTTCAATAGCATTAAGATCCAAATTACCTTGTAATCCTACAAAGTTATTGAATCCGTTTACCATTTGTAATACCATGTTGGTAGAAAACTCAGGTAGTGCAGCACCTGCAGCATCTTGTAAAGTTTTTGCTAGGTCTGTAAAATCGTTGTCATTTCCATTCAACATACCTGTTGCCGTCACACCTGCAACACCAATGTCTGCTCTTCTATATGCAGGACCATAAGATGTCTGAATACCAGGTGGTATCGCAATATAACATCTATCTGGATGTTGTACTACAGTTGCTCTATTACCAGGTATTTCTCTATTATAAAATGCAGGTACATTTGTAGCATCATAGTCAAATCTTTCTCTACGCAGCATAAGGTAGTCAATGGCACCAGTTTCAGCGTCTGCTAAACCGTAACCCTGATCTTGTGCGGGAGGTTTTTCTGGATATCTAAAAATGCTCAAGTTTTTGCCTAAATAATATTACTTGTATCATATGTATTTATGAGGTTTAGACAAGGAAAGTACATTCCACGCAATCCAAATAAGTATAAAGGCGATCCTCGCAACATTGTTTACCGTTCATCTTGGGAGCATAAGTTTATGCTTTGGTGTGACCAACAGAATTCTTCCGTACAAGAATGGGGTAGTGAAGAGATTGTTATTCCTTATGTAAGTCCTGTTGATGGTAAAAGGCACAAGTATTATCCAGACTTCTATGTCAAAATCAAAGGTAAAAAGTATATGGTTGAAGTAAAACCATTTAAACAAACCAAAGAACCTAAGACTCAAAAGAAAATCACTAAGAGATATGTTAGTGAAGTTTTAACTTGGGCTGTCAACAAAGCTAAATGGAACGCAGCTGAAGAAGTTTGTCAAGATAACGGATATAAGTTCATGATCATTACAGAAAAGGAGTTGGGAGTATAATGTTTGGAGGATTATTACAAGTAATAACAGATGTTGTCCAGTACGTAGGTGCTACGCAGACGACTGGGATACCTGGTGCAGGAGATGTATCTTCAAGTAAATTGCAAGAGTTTATGGCTTTTAGTAGGAAGAAAGCAGGAGACTTCTCTCTTACTAACATATACACAGTGCAATTTGCTACTCCTCCTATGCTTACTGATAAATTTGAGAGTGGTGACGATAAATTATTATTAGATTACTATGTTGATAGTGTAACTTTACCTAGTAAACAGATAACTACAGCTCAGGTCATGAATGTGGGATCTGCATATAAGTATGCTACTGGTAATGCATTTAGTCAGATTAATATGACATTCAAGATGCCAAAAACTCAAAGAACTAGAGTAATCTTTGAAAGATGGGTTTCATTGATGAACAGTGATGCTAATCAATACACACACTTTTACAACATGTATTGCTGCCCAAGAGTAAGGATATACAAATTTGAAAGAGGTGGTGGTCCTAAAGTTGAGAATTTCCTGAATAAAAATGACACTGTGAAAAAAATAGGTGGTATTCTTAATGGTTCTGGTATATTTGGTGGTAGTAGTAGCACTATAGCGGACAATAATCTTTTAAATTACCTGAAAAGTGATCCTGCAATTAAACAATCGGCTCTAGATTACATTGCAAACCAAGCAAAGTATTACGGTTGTCATGGTATGTGGGAGTTAAGAAATGTATATCCAACTAACATTGGATCAGTACAGTTAAACAATAATGAAGCAAGAATTATGTCAATGACTGTATCATTTAACTTTGAGAGATATAGATTCTATGCTAAACCACTTTATAATGGTGGTAGCAATAAGGAATTTATTGTTGAGAACCCTGCATTAAGAAACAACGTAGATATTGGTAATAATCAACATGGTGCACATGTATCAACAGGAGATGCAAATGGATTTGGATTTAGCAAAGGGGCTATCAATAATGACAATTACTGGTAGATCGCATATATAATTTAGACTTTTTTTACCAAAATACCCCGAAAAAAATTCGTCCCAAAAAATGACCCTTTAGGGTTTTCAACTAAATAATTACAACTGAAAATATATTATTATGGCACTTCCCGTATTAAATACTCCGAAGTTTAAACTTAAACTTCCTTCTGATAACAGAGTGGTGAATTTTAGACCTTTTCTCGTAAAAGAAGAGAAAATTCTATTAATTGCAACTGAAACTGGTGAACAAGCAGAATTAATCACTGCTATTAAGAACATTATTAAAGCATGCACCGATATTAAAGATGTTGAGCATTTATCAACCTTTGATATTGAATACGTTTTCTTACAGATCAGAACCAAGTCTGTTGGTGAATCTGTAGAAGTAAATGTGACATGCCCTGATGATGGTGAAACACAAGTTCCTGTTTCCATTCCTTTAGACCAAATTAAAATTCACAAGACTAAAGGTCATAAAAAGGAAATTAAATTATCTGAAGAAATTGTTCTTACCATGAAATATCCAAGTTTGGATGTTTTTGTAGAAATGAATTTCCAAGAAAATGAAGGTGGAGTTGATCAAGTCTTTAAAATGGCAGCTGGGTGTATCGAATCTATTGCAGATACAGAACAGGTATATGAGTGTAAAGACTTACCAAAAGAGGAGCTTAATGCATTTCTAGATCAAATGACTTCTGATCAGTTTAAGAAAGTGCAAGATTTCTTTGAAAGTATGCCAAAACTACAGCATACATTGAAAGTGACTAATCCTAACACAAAAGTTGAGAGTGAAGTAAAACTTGAAGGACTAGCGAGTTTTTTCGCATAGCCCTGATGCACGCTGATTTGCGTGGTTATTATGAAACTAATTTTGCATTAATTCATCATCATAAGTGGCAAATTGAGCATATTGAAAATTTGCTGCCTTGGGAAAAAGAGATCTACATGAATTTGTTAATACAATTTCTCGAAGAAGAGAATCAACGAATGAAGGATCAACAGTCTAAGTCTAGTGGCTAAAATTTCAATGTACAAGTTCATTAATCCAGGTAGTGCTGCCTCGACAGCAACTGCCTCGAATGAAGCAGCTCGTACAACACTTTTAGCAACCAATAGACTAGGTGGTTCAATATCTGGACTTTCAAAAACTGTTAATAACCTTGAAAAGATATACAAAGCAAGTGCAAAGAACGAAAAACTTGTAGAAATAGCAGAACGCAGAAGAAAGAAAAGAGAGCAAGATAGACTTAGAGAAGAAGAGATAGAAAGTCAAAAATTAATGGATGGTAAGGATCTTGAGAAACAGGCAAAAGACGCAAATAGTACAAAAGGAAAATTTGGTAGTAAATTAAAAGATACACTTTTAGGTGGTTTCCAGAGGATATTAACATCTATTATCGCTTTCTTATTAAAACTGTTTGCATTAAAAGAGTTAAAAAATTTAGAAGCATGGTTTAATGATAAAGCTGCACAGGAAAGAAGAAAAGAATTTGTAGAAAATTTTAAATATGTCTTTGAGACATTTCTTAAATGGGGAAAAAGATTAGTCGTTGATGGTATAGCTAAACCTTTTAATCAATTAGTAAATGGAAAGACTTTTGGAGACAAATTAGCAGGACTAGGTAAACTCGTACTAGGTTTAGCAGGTTTAACTGTATTATTAAATCCATTTGGGACTATGGATGCTATTCTCAGTCTTTTGGGAATGGATTTTTATCGTGACAGAACTCAAGAAGGTAAAAATAAAGGAAAAGATAACAAAGGTAGAACTTCTCCAAATAAAAATAAACTTAAAAATACTAGATTAAATCAAAGAAAAGATCTACTTACGAAACAATTTGGAAAAAATGGTAGAACTGCATATGATGGATTTAGAGCACAAGGTGATACTCATGCAGAAGCACTAAAAAAAGTAGAGAGATTACAACGTCAAAGACCAGATAAATTTAAACCTAAAGTTCAACCTAAGACATCAGGTTTAAGTCCTTCGGGAGCAAAAACAGGTATTGCTACCAAGTATGGAATGAAGAGAACCTTTGGTCGTGGTGCTTTAAAATTTATGGGGAAGAATAATGTAAAACTTCTCGGCAAAGCATTTCAAAATACTTTTGGAAAAATACCTATTTTTGGAACTCTACTAACAGCAGTATTTTCAAGATTACAGGGAGATCCTTGGGGAGCAACGATATTCAAGACTGCGGGTGCAGCAGTCGGTGGTGGACTAGGAACATGGTTATTACCAGGTATTGGTAGTTGGATTGGTACTATGGTTGGTGAATACGTAGGTAATTTACTATATCTCGGATTCCAAGGTGGAGAAGGTGGAACTCAAAACTGGAAAGCAGCTGGTAAAAAATTAAAGGAAGATGCTGCTGCGTTTATAGGACAATTGAAGAATATATTGGGCTGGATGAAGGAGAGAGTCACCATATTTTATAAAGGCATACCAAAGATAAAAATACCAGATTTTCCTAAAGATCCTCCTAATTGGATACCACCTCTCGGTTTTGGATTGAGAGAGAAGATATATGGTGGTGCTAAAATTGCTATAAAAGCAATGCTAGGTCCTATAGGATTCTTAATGGGTAAAGAAGTCCCGAACATTGCTTGGTTTATGGATGGTTTCGGATTTAAGAATACTCTACCATTACTTCACAAATCATTCTTTAAATCTGATCCTGTTTCTGAAGGAGAAAAGACCGAAGGTCAGGCAATGGTTGGTGTTGCAAGTAAAGAGGAAAAAGAGGCAGGTGATAGTACATCAGGAACAAAGAAACTCAAACCTTCTCCGAAAGAAGGACAGAGTTATGATACAATGCCTTTTGTACCTGCTGAAGATTATAAAGGTGTAGAATCTGACAATGAAAGATATGGTGATACAATGCCCGAAGGTGCTTTTGGCATTAAGAAAAAGAGGTTAAGTCCATATGAAAGAAAATTTGGTAAGAAACATAATCCCCTATCAACTGTAAAAGATAGAGGATTGTCCTATGAGACAATGCCTTTTATACCTATGAACAAGTACTTAGGTGTAGAAACAGATAACGAAAGGTATGGTGATACATTCCCAGAAGGATCATTTAGTATCACTCCTAAAGAAAAGAAGAAAGAATATATAAGTCCATATGAAAGAAAGCATGGTAAGAAACATAACCCATTAGAGGGTATAGATTTTGGATCTTCCTATAAGACAAAACCTTTTGTACCTGAGGAAGAAAATAAAGGTGTAGAGTCAGACAACGAAAGATATGGAGACACAATGCCAGAGGGTGCCTTTGGTATTGGATCTAAGAAGACAGATACAGCAAAGAAGAAAAAACCTTGGTGGAAGTTTGGATTTGAAGAGGGTGGATATAGACCACCAGAATACCTTTTTGGATTTGTTAAAAGGATATTTAAAGGTGTTACTAATGTTGTAAAAGGTGTTGTTAATACTGTAAGTAGCGTTGTAGGTTCTATAGCAAAGGTTGCTATGCCTATCTTAAGTGTAGCAGCACCATTTATCCCTGCATTAGCACCAATTATGCCATTCATGCAAGCAGCGAATGCTGTATCTGCATTTGCGTCTGGTGATATCATGGGAGGTATCACTGGTGGTCTAGGTGCATTAGGTGGATTCTTCCCTAAAACTTTTGGTGCTGATTCTGCCTTTGGTAATTTCATGTCTAATAATCCATTTGGTAAAGCAATAGGTGGATTTATGACTGGTGGTATATCTGGTGCTCTAGGTAGTCTTACCAGTTTCTTACCTCAAGGTTTCCAAGACTTCTTAGGTGGTATTGGTGGATTTATGAATAAATTTCCTGGAATAGGAGGTATAATAAGTGGAATACCTGGTTTAGGTGGTATATTAGGATCATTTGGAGTGACAGGTATGGATGGTGCAGGATTCTCTCCATTGAGTTTGTTTGGTGATGTAGCAGAGAGAATGGGATTTGGTGGTATATTTAAGACAGTGACTGGTATGATATCAGGTGGTGGACCTAATGCTATTATGGAGGGTATTCGAGGTATGGCACCTGAATTAGGTGTTAAACCTGAGGCATTGGGTATATTTACTAATAGAGGTACAAACTCACGTAGTAATCACTTAGATAGTAAATCAAATTCAATGTCAAAAGCATATGCGATGCAATCTCAGTTAGAGTTTATTCCTATGCCTATGATTATTGAGAAATTGACTCCTATTAAAGTAGCAGTTCCTGTTGGAGGGCAATAAATACTAAGTATGAACGTCTCACCAACCAAAATTAATATTTACAAGTTTGTCTCCACAACAGGGATAGCTGCGGCTAGTGATGCAAAGAAACAAGAAAAGGCAACTATAGGTATACAAACAAAACAAGTTGAAGCAATAAACCAACTTGGTGGAGTAGTTAATGGTATAGCAGGGAGTCTTGTTAAGATAGAAGCGATAGAAATAGCACGTGCAAAAGCACTAGCAAAGAAATCAACAGAATTTGAACCAGAATATACAGAAGTCAAAAAACAAAAATTTACATTTGTAGGAAAATTATTAGAAACATTTAAAGCACCTAATTTCTTAAAAGGTTTGATGCAGATGCTTGGTGCTCTCTTCAAAATGTTAATTGGAGTACCTGTCTTGAAATGGTTGGCAGATGAGAAAAATCAAAAAAAGATAGTAAATACGTTTAAAATAATATATGGAGTATTCAAGGCAATTAGTTCGTTTATTGCTAGTGCTTTTGTTACAGGTATCAATAGTCTTGCAAAAGCATTGAGGGGTGGTGAAAATATGAGCACTTGGCAAAGAGTGCTTGCGTTTGCCAAGGGTATAGTAGCGTTTGGTGCCATAGTTGTAGGACTTAAGTGGTTAAATCCTCTTAGGATAGGTAAAACTATGAAGGAGATCGGTATGATCTTCAAAGGTTTTAATAATGCACTGTTTAATTTTAGAAACGCACTAAGAGCAAGAAGAGGTTTAAAAGCACTTAAACATGGAG